CTCTACTACGTTAGTATAACTTCCGCTAGAGTAGTCATATAAACCATCATTAGCTTCCTGTGGTGCATTTCCAGCGTAGTACTCATCATATAATGAAGTAGATGCTGCTGAGAATGAAGCTCCTGGAGTTTGTTGATAACCGTCAGCTTCAGTAGCTGTACCATTAGTTAATGGTGCTCCGAAAGGTGCAAAGTGCTTATCAGTTGATGTTAAAGCTGCAATTTTAGGTACAAAGTAGAATAATTTACCGATTGGTAAGTTCATAGCTTGTACAGAAACGATATCGTTTGCCAATAATTTAGAGAATACTCTTCTAATTATTGGGAAAACAACTGTTTCGAATGAACCTGAATCAGAAGCTGTAGTAGCCTCGTTGATTAGGTGTGTAGCTTGGTTTTCATATAACTGAGCTATATTTTCTTTAATGTGTCCTTTAAGACCATCAAGAAAACCAAGTTTGTTCCATTTGTTTAAGGTATCTTCTTTGATAACTTTAAGGTGTTTTAACCCAATGTTACCAACCATACCTGATTCTAATAGTGCTCCCATAGTTTTTTTATTTTTTTTAAAAAGCGTTTATTTAATTTTAGACATTAAGTCTTTCATCCTACTAAATTGTGGGTTTTCGTAAACTTTTGATTCCAATAATTTACCTCCACTAGTAGGGGTTTTAGTAATTTTCTTTTCAACTGACTCAGAAATTGTTTTTGTAGGTTTAGCTACTTCCTGAGTTAGTTCTTCTTTGATTACCTTATACAACTCTTTAGAACCTTTTAATGAATTAACTCCATCAAAACGTCTTAAAATGTTGATTTTTTCCTGCTTGGTAGTTGAATGTTCAGTGAATAAACGTGTTACGTAAGCTAAGTTTGAATTAAACACACCCACTTCATTCAATTTATCTTTAAAAGTTGTCAATGCTTTCTTATAGTCAGAATTTTTAACTTTTAAAGTTTCTACCTCTTCTTTAAGAAGATTATAGGACTTTCTAATACGACTTTCACCAAGATAACGATTAGGACTAATAGCTTTTCTAATACCAGAAGGTTTATGTTTACCATTGGACTCTCTTCCAAAACCTAAAGTTCTAGAACCTTCACCCATATCGTATTTTCTTGTACCTCTTGACATTCTTGCTCTTGTCTTCATCGACATTTTATCATCCTCATGACCATGTTCACCACCTAACATATCAGCTTCTCTATCCAAGTAACCTTGGTCAGAGTGACCTTTGTGATGTTTAAACCCATAAGGACCTTCTTTCATCTCGTGTTCACCTTCTTCCATTTCCATTTCATCCATGTACGCTTCTTTAGTATAACCTTCTTCAGCGTGATGCATTTCATCCATTTCATCTTCAGGACCTAAGTCCATCTTAGCTTCCCCCATTCTTTGTTTTTTAATATCCGAATCTACACCGATTACTTTAGATTTTCTACCATCAAACTTATCTCTATCTTTGTGGTCTTCTTCTTCATAATCTTCATCTAGTTCAATTTCATAAACAACTTCATCCATGTCTTCCATTTCATCCATGTATGCCTCTTTGGTATAACCCTCTTCAGCATGATGCATTTCATCCATTTCGTCCATGTGTGCCATTTCACCCATTTCTTTATCCATTTCGTCCATGTGTGCCATTTCCGAAACTTCTTTAGTTTCATTGACTGCTTTTTTCATTGTTTTTGATTTTTTTTCTTCGTCTAGTTTAATGATGTATTCCGCGTCATTATTAGTATCGGTTAACTCAATTTCCTCATCGTCTTTTTGGATGATGATTCCATCTTCGTCTCCCATTGCTTTAAATACTTTTAACACTTCTTCATCGGATGCTAATGTTAAGTCTAGAGGTGGCAGTTCAGGTAACTCTACGTCGTCTGTCTCGTCCTCAATATCAAGTTCCATATCATCTTCAGTTTCAAGGTCCATATCAGAATCGTCTAACATATCAGACTCATCTTCTGTTTCTCCATCAACATCAATAACATCAACTTCTTCTTCTTCTTGCTCCTTAAGGTAATCGTCTTCGTTCAACGATTCTTTTACTAGTTCTTGAATTTCTTCCTTCATAGTTGAAGAAAGTATTTCTTTTGCATTAGACTTCATAGTTTCTTCTAACTGTTCCGCCTCGAGCAACGCTTTTTCTAAAATTGATTCACTCACGTTTTTTTTTATTTTTTTAAAGTTTATTAATAAAAAGCCGCATGCATAAATGCGGTTTTATAATAAATATATTAAGATTGTAAAAAATCCTTAATTATGAATATAATAGGGGGTGTTTTATCTATTTAAAAAATTGTCTAATTTAGACATCATAGATAATGATTTGTTAAAATTATCCTCTTTTGGTCTTGATGTTTCCACAACCTCTGATTTTTCATCAACACTATCAGGATTTTCGTCTTCTTTAAATAGGTATGAACCCGGAGTAGATGGTGAAGATACCAAATCAAAACAAATTAATTCAAAATCATCTTGTACTTCATTGTAGTCACCGTTTTTAGTTAGTGACCCAACACCTCTAGAAGATATTCCTAGTGTCACTCCTTGTCTTAAAAGATTAGCTGCTTGGTCACCTACACAGGAAATTATCCCTTCTTTTATATAACCAGGTGATGTTAATAATTTTAGTTTACCAATAAGTCTATTTCCATCCCACCAAGTTTCAGTTATGATATGAGAGGCTCTATCTAAATCTATTAAAGAAGATTCGGGGTGGTTTAATTCAGATATAGCACCCCCTTTTTTAATTACCTCTTGGTATCTATCATTTTCTCTTTTTAAAATTTTTTCTGGATAAATTCTACCGTTTCTATTTGGTGTGTTAAATTTTTGTAAAATTGCGTTCATATAAATTTCACCATCAAAACTATCATGTTTCATTTCTGATATGATACTTTTATTATCATCCGGTGATATATATCCATCGTGTTCTACTAAAATACCATGGCCACACTCTCTAGCTTCTAAAACTCTCATAAATTACTTTTTCTATAAATATAATAGGAAATAAAAAAACCTATGACTTTTGCACGTATTAGTTTTTTGAACTGTGAAATTTGAATGTTCTAGATGTTAAAAAAGAATCGGTTATAACTTTAGTTGTTATTTCTTGTATTGGTTTTGATACTACTACCGACTTCATATCTATTTTTTGTTTTGGGTTTAAAAATAGAGTTATTTCACACCTTATAAAACTTCTCTTTCCTCTTCTTATACCACTAGCTCTTAAATCTAAGTCAACTATAGATATTTTTTTAAATAGTGAAGTTTCTATATTATTGTGTATTGTACTTTTTATTTTATTCTTAAACTTTTTAACTTCTCGTTGCCAATTTTCACGGTCTTCGGTGGGTTCAGCCCAAGTAGACAAATTAATGAATAATGATTTAAGTGAGGTTATATCGACAGTACCATAAGATGTCCTAAATAAATCTGAAATTTGTGTTTTTACTTCTCTTCCTTGTTTTAACATATTTAATATTTTCTATGTTAAAATATAAAAAATATAAGAAGTTACTTCAAGTCCTCTAACAAGCCCCTAACCCTAATATAGGATTTTTTGGTGTTGTCCAAAGACTTAATTTCATTTTTTACTTGTACTAATTTAGCTGAAAGTGTCTCGTCTTTTGACTCAGAAAGTAAAGAATTTATTTTATTTAAAGATATTTCTTTTACATTATCAAACTCTTTTTTTAATGTATCTTCTGTCATTAATAGTGTATTTTTTAATATCTCTTGTTGGTTTTCGGTTAATTTTTCACCATATACTTCACTATAATTTTTACTTAATACGTGGGATAGAATTTTTGGATTACTTATTTTGTTAGTGTTTTTTTTCTTTTCACTTATTAAATGAGTAGTTAATCTTTGTTTAGATTCAGCAACTAGTTCTATTGTAGATATTTTATTATTAAAAACAATATTATCTATATTTTTATAAATTACATTTGACCTATCTTCACAAAGCTCTTTTCTATCTTTTATTATTTTGTCCAGTATAGGTTTTACTTTTTCTAAATTTTTTTTCTTACTTTTTAAGTAGTCCATAGCTTCATTTAGATAAGTTATACTTTTTTCTGTATCTTTAAATCTTTTACTTTCTATATCATTATATAACGTAAAAAATTCTCTAAGTGTTTTAGAGAACTTCATAGCACCCATTATTACCGATAAATTTTTTTTAAATTTTTTAGTATCTTTAAACGAATTTTCTAATATAGAATCTATATTATTTTTATAATAAGAGAAATTTTTCATAAATCTAGTTTTATAATAAATATAGTTAATCTTCTAATAACTCTTCTATATTCTCATTGATTGTACCAATACTCTCATTAGTCTTCTTAACTACATCCTCTAAACCACTAAGTGATAGTTGATTTTTTTCCATTAAAAGTGGTAATCCTTTTTCTTGATTAAATGATTCTGCCGCTGGTACTGGTTCAGTAACTTCTTCACCTGCTCCTGGTGCTTCTGTTTCTGGCCCACCCATATCAAAATCAGCTGTTTCTTCACTACCCATATCTAATCCTGGTTCATCACCAGCATCTACATCACCACCCTCTGGTTTTGGTGGTTCACCATATAATTTATCTACGGTGTTAAATAAACCTGTTTTCTTAATTATTTCTGGTGTGGTTTCTAGTTCTTTAGATACCGCTTTCTCAAAACGTTGTTGTTGTAAATCCAATTTAATTTCTTCGTCACTCATACCTAAAATAAATTTCTTTGCCCATGTAGCTGATACTGGTGCTATTCCACTTCCTGGGTCACCTACAGCATCTTTATATAAAGTAATTTTAGTTTGCCATTGTTCTAATTTTAATAAATCGGATTGTGTTGATGGGTTTGTTAAACCTAAAGAGAAGTTTTCCAACTCATCCTCAAAACCTAAGACATACAAATGTATGATTGCTATTTTATTTAATTCTTGTATAATAGCTTTTTGTATTCTATTTATTGTTCTAGCAAATCTAATATCTAATAAAGCTAAATTTTTACCTTCACCAACTACCTCTTCAAAACCTAAAAATGCTTTTGGTATCCTTAAAGAAGCTAGCAATTTTTTCTGTATGTACTCTATATCTGCTATCTCACTAAGATTAGTAGCACCAGGTAGAGTATCTATTGGACTAGCCGCACCTGGGTCTCTAACTGGTATAAAGTAATCTTGGTCAACAGCCATCTGGTTCATTCTTAAATCAACATTACCGTTATTAGGGTCTACAACTGGGTCTCTTTTAAATTTATTGGCGACTCGATTTATATAAGCTTCCACATCTTTATCATCCATATTCCCCACAAATACTTTAAATACTCTTCTTTCCGGAGCTCTAGAAGTTCTATAAACTAACATAGCGTCTTCTGCTAAAAGTAATTGTTTCCAAATTCTTCTAGCTTTTTCTAACATAGAAGTACCATAGGGTAATCTTCTATCGTCACCTAGTAATCTAAAGTGTGCTATTTCCCAAGAATTAAAAGTCAAATCTTTTTCTCTCCACTTAAATTCTACTTGGTGTGCCTTACCATCGTCATTAGACATTTGATTTAAATAACTATGACCTTCGGTTCTTTCCATCTCAATATTTGGTAATTGATTACAACCTATAATTCCTTTTTCTGGGTCTATTTTTAAATAAACAAAATTATCACCGTACTTACATACATTTCTAATCCACATAGGTAAATTAGTATTAATATCCATTATATTATTAAATAAGTCCCCTAGAATAGATTTTAT